AGCTAATGCCAGTTCTACCAAGAGTCGGCTTACGCTTCCTCTTGGATGACTTTTGGGTTTCCTTCACCTACTTCAACATCCGCAACCGATTCCATCCAGACATCGAGTGTCTTAGTTGGCTTGCCGCCTGCATCGCGTTTCATTGCTGAATGCGCTACATAAAGGATGTCCCACATGCCCCCGAACTGAGAGATAACTTTTTTAGTGGTCATCTCCCATTTCGCGTAATCAGGCGGCCGAACCAAGTAAGTGGTTTCGGATCCATCTACATATTTAATTGTTATTTGTTGTTGCATTGTTTGCTCCCGTTTCTACTATTTAAGAGAATGTCTCCACGACAGTTCCGTTTGCTACCTTGAAAGTAAAGTCTACTGTCTGGGCATCTGTTCCAGCGCCACCTGCTGTTGGAAATTCAGGAAGAATTGGGAACACAAATTGTGCGCCAGTTGCAGCAGTTAAAGTTACTGAGATTGTTGTATCTGGAGCCTCAGCAGCAGCCCAAAGAGCTTCACATACTGAAGAAGTCTTACCCCAGTCGGCAAGCATTGAAAGAGCGAAAGAAGCCTCGGTATTAGTGGTCTTGTAAGCCTCGCCATCGAGAGTCTGATATGTCTCGCGCAGATTTGTCTTTGTTAAAACTGCTGAGAGTGCTTGAGCCTCGATATCTGTTCCACCTGTGAAAGATAGAGAAATATCGCGACCTGTGATTACTGTGGTTGCCATTATTTATCCTTAGTTTGTTTGTGTGTAGTAGGTAGAAACTCTGATATCTGCCACCAAGACATTGGAAGGGCCGACCTGAGTAACCGTTGGTTTTTCAACCGCTCCGATTGTGTATCCGACTGGAATCACTTTCAGAACACTTATGACTAGCTGCTCGAGATTGTCGAGCGATGCCGGGTTGCTGTTGTAAGCAACTGCGACTGAGATAACAAGATTAATCTTTGTGTGAAGGGTAGTTTTGCCGATTGTCTCGAGTTCAAGATATGGAGAATCTGGAACCATAACGACGAAAGGAACCATTGGCGCTTCTGGAACATAAGCGTAGACATTACCCGCTACCCCTGAAAAGGCTGCTGCTAAAGGTGAGCGAACTGTATCTAGGATCGTTGAGGCTGGCATTTATTGCACCATTGACTCGGTGTCGATGTATGCCCCTAGAAGTCCTGATACGCGATTGAAGAGACTGCGCCCTAAGCGATAAGGCGAAACATTGGTGAAGTCAATTCCTTCGATCTGGCCACCAGGAGCGATTCGAGATTGAAATACTTCTACTGAAACTGCGAGAACCGCTGATTCTACGGCGCTGACTCCGACATAAGTTGCCGCGCCTGAAAGAGTTGCAAGGCCTGAAGGAATTACATTTTTTTGAGCGATATCTGCGTTAGTAATTGCAACGGTAAAAAGATCATCATAGGAATCTGAAATAGTGAAAGTTCCATTAAACGGGGAGCCACATCCAGTGATTACAACGCTCTGACCCGCTGTAAATAAGTTTTGTCCGACTGTCTGATAAGTAGCAACATTATCTTCGAGCATTACATTATCGATCGGAGATGCGAACTTTACGAGCATTGGCAAAATGACTGATTCTGCTGTATCGATTACATCTGTTAAATAAGCATCGCTATAAAGGGATGTAGAAACGCCAAGGATAGACCTTAGTTCTGCAACTGTAACGATTGAAGCCATCTCTACATCCTCTCTATTAAACGACTGGGGGAGCCACCGGGAGCAGCAGCTCCCCCATGATTAGTTTTGCTTAAGCAACCATCCAGCGGTAAGCGCCAGCGCCAAGCTTTGTCGCAACTGCGCCATAGCCGTAGTAACCAACCTGAACCTGACCTGTTGAGATCAAGTTAGTCTGGAGTGATAGGCGTGGTGATTCGTACCATGTGTATGAATCTGGGTTAACGATAAGCATTGTGTTATCGCCTACGCCTGAACCAGTTGTAAGTTGACGATCAACGCGAAGGTTTAGACCAAGAAGGTTTCCTCGAACCGCAGTAGCTGTAAGAGTTCCGCCAGCGTTCTGTGGGTTGATTGTTTGCTGGAATACAGGACGGTTTGAACCATCGACCAGTCCCATCAAGTTGCCCCATTGTTCTGGAGATACGATGATGTTCTCAGCGAATCCAAGTGTTCCCTTATAGATTGAAACTGCTGCATCTGCAACGAAATCAGCGATGTTTGCTGCTGAAACTGTACGGTTTCCGCCGTCTGTTCCGCCTGCGATAAGTGCGTCTGAAACTGCCTTATCTGTTGCCTTTGCGTATGCATATTCCATCTGGCGTACGAGTTCTGCAAAGAATGCAGGTGATGAACGATCAAGCAATTCGAGGCTGAATGTCTGCTGGCCGATAAACTTCTTTACATCGACTGAAACGAATGCAGCGTTCTGATCTGTCTCAGATGGTGTTCCACCTTCAGATGCGATTGCAACTGTTGGAGCAACTGTAATCTTTGGGATCTCGAAAGTCATGCCTGCATCTGGAAGAGTGCCGCGTGAGATTGAATCGATTGCTGGGCGATCTGCGTTTGAGATGCCATTAATAACTTCGGTTAGTTGGCGTGTTGGAACTAGGCCAGCGTTATCTGTTGTGTCTGCTGCTGCTGCAACATACATGCGAGATTCTTCTGAACCTAACTTAGCGCGAACTGAATGCTCGAGATAAGAAGCCTTATCAACGATTGGGTTACGAACAACAGTTGAAATGTAAGGTGCTGTTGCAGCCTTTACTTCAACCTTTGCAGCCTCTACCGTTTCTGCGGCAGGAGCTACTTCTGGAACGGTAGTGTCTGGCACTTGTTCTCCTTCTGTGGTTGGGTTTGGTGTTGCATCCTCGACATCTGTTGATGGCTTGGAATCTTCTGCCGCTACTTTTGCGACTTCAGCGCCCGGAATTGCGCCGTCTGTTACTAGGCTGACCTCTACGAGATCGCTTGCGCTAATAGCCATAACGCCATCTTGGTTATCCCAAGCTTGTACATCTACCCCTACTGAAAAATCAGAACGAAGCCCAGTAGCGGCTTCTTCTAGGGCATCATTACCGGCATTTGTTTTAGCAATCTTAAATTCTGCAACAATTCCTGTTGCATCTTGTTCCCAAGACATTAATTTTCCAAGTGGACGAGTTGTATCGTGTTGAAGAACCAACTTGGTGTTCTTAGCCATTGTGATTGAATCTGGCTTGAACATTGTTCGGCCTGCTGAAGTATTACCTTCTGCGTTCCATGAAACGATGCGGCCTGCGATGATTCGAGACTCTGCATCCGCTGCTGTAATAGCAACTGGCATCGTTATCTTCATTATGCGTTCTCCTTATTATCGATTAGATCTTCTTCTTCTTGAATTTGCTTAACGCTCATCGCACCAATTCGGTTCAAGATTTCATAAACTTGAGCGCGTTGCAAAGCATCTGAACGCAAGAAATCATCGAGCGAGAAGCGAATCTCGCCAGTTGAAGCGATGAAATCTGCCATAGATAAGCGCTGTTCAATGGCCGCAAGGATTGGCTTCATAGAGAAGTCGATAAGCGAACGGCGCTCAGAAACGCTATTGCTATAGGTCATGCTTGTCGTTTCAGCGCTTACGAAATAGGCAGGAAGGTTGCAAGCGCGGGCCAATTCCAGAGCGACATATTGGCGAGCCTCATTTAGCTGCAGTTTGGCTGGATCGATGCCCAGCGCTTGCAATTCAACATCCGCATTTAAGAACGCGGTTGATTTAGTAAGGCGAGCAGTTCTCCATGATTCTAGAAGTTTAGAAATTCGTTCTGCTGGAAGATTTGTTCCGTTCGATTTAAGAACCTGAAGTGGAACTGGCTCTTTAGCAAAAGTTTCAGCGGCTTGTTCTAGCGCATGAGCGGCGCGGATAGTACGGCCTGCGCGATTTAGTACGCCTTCGTCTAACCCGTAGAATACAATTAAGGAACCTACGCCCTGAGTTGGAACTACTGAACCATCGACTTGGTATCCAACAATTTCTGTCTGAAGATTGTTTAACTTCGGAGTTACGCGATCTGGTGCAACGCGAGTCCAAGCGCGAACTCTTCCCGTGTCCCCATATTGCTCAAGGACTTGACCATATCCGACACCATGGAACAGGAGATCTTCCGCAAGCCACGCATAGATGGCAGAACCCGGAACGCGTGGATCTGGTTGGTTAATAACGGCTGGAGTGGTCATGTGTGAGCCATCGAGTTTTGAATATTGCTCGAGTGGAAGAGAAGCTAGTGTGGAGCAGATGATATTTCTGGCTCGAGCGATTGTCGGAACGGCCATAGCCTGCTGGCGAGTCGCTACTGATTGAGTGAATACGAAAGGATTAAAAGATCCTGTATTGTTAAACGGTGCAGGAGTAGAAGCGGCATCGACTGTAATCTCGACTGCTGGCTTTGTTGTTGCGAAGATGTCCCTGATTCCCATTGGACATATTATACGCTATTGTCTAGACATTATCCTACCTGAATGTCCACTTCGGATTCTCCGCGTGTTGCAAAGTGAGTAACCATCGCCGAAGCAACCGCGCCGCAAACAATTCCCGAAGCCTTGCGACCCATGACCCAACCGCCATCACCTCTAGTTAATTTCACGGCCGATAAAACTTGTTTGGTCAATTCTTCTTGATTCGAATGCGCAAGCCGC